GGAGTTCTTTCGTCAGAGTCAGAGTTTGGGCCGGTGATAAAACGGTAGGCTTCTTCGCCTTCCATTTCGTTGAATTGTTCTTGAAGCAAATAAAGGTTGCCAAGGATTGAGAGAAGCAATTGTTTGTCCATTTTTGTTTTGTATTAGAGAAGTGGGATAAGTGATTCAAGATAAGCCAAAGTTTCTAAAACATCGTCCATTGTTTCTACTTCAACATCAAAAAGTTCGAGATCTGAATGGTCCCCGGCTTCTTCACCGTGATAATCAACGTAGATCCAGTATGGGTCGGTTTCTTCGTCCTGGACAATCCAAACCATATAGTCATCATTATTGTTTAGGTTTCCACCCATATTACCACCATCGGCAATAGCATAGCCAAAGGTTGTGTTATTTTCTATTAGTTCAAGAAAATCACGGGGACAAGAAGGTTTTACATTCAGTTCTGGTGAAAAGAAGATTTCCAATTCTTTTTCTTCTGCTTCGGTTAGTTTTGAGTTGTCCATTTTTTGTTTTTGTTTTATGATTATGTAGCAAATATAAGAAACGTTTTTTACATAACAACGATACTTACCAGTCTAATTCAATATTTTTTTTCAGTAAAGCAAGACGAAAGTAAGCAAGTTTTTGTTTGTTACCAAAGGTTGGTACTTGAACGAAGTAGGATAGATCCCCAGTTTTTCTAAACCAGAGACCTTCTACCTTCATCGTTTGTCCAATTACGAAATTGGAATTCTGTTGGATGAGATCTTGTATATTCATTATCGGTCAAGGTTTTTAGAGATGAAAGAGCGGCATTCTTCATAGACTTGCTCGAATTCTTTTTCCAAGGTAGCCCAACGACGGGTGCGAGTAAGAACTTCTTCCCGTGCACCATAGTATAGGGTAATCTGCCACATTGCTCCGACTGGTTCAATCTTGAAGGCATCCATCCAATCATTATTATCACGAGTTTGGAAATGGACTGAAGATGGTAATTTGATTTTCTGACCAACCAATTTATCCAAGGTAGGAAGTGGCCGAGAAACAATCTCCTGTAAAGTGTTATAGATATTGCTATCCTGGACATTGTTTTCCATAAAGGTAAAAACACAAGAAGAAAACTTCTCCATAATCTTCTGACCGAAGCGTGGGTTGTAGATGTGCTTAGCCAGTTCTTTATTACCTTGGTTCCAAGTCTGGCCACAATGGATTTGTAGTTTAGCATTTGGAATATCCCAAGAAATAACCGGTTGGTAAAATCCGTTATCATCTGCTTTACGAACTCCTTTGGCAGCATAGTCAAAACCACCACCAAGCAGACTTAGGTAGTTTTTTACCATTCGTCCCATTTCCTGGTTTAGGACTTGTTCTTTTTCTCTAAGGACGGCAGCACGTTGTTCCCGTTCCTTATTTACGTTGTGGTACTCCACTTTGGCAGTCATTAGTGCTTCGTAAAGTGGGTTTTCTAAGATTGTGTTTTCTGTCTCCATTTTTTAGTTGTTATTTAGTGTATAAGAATATAGAGAATATTGTGCCACGTTTCTTACTTAGAAGACGATTTTGAATTCTTTTTTTACCATTTCCATATTTTTGTCTTTGTCGTCAAATAATCTAAGAGGACGTTTTTTGGTTTCCAAAACACACTTGGGTAAAAGATCTTGGTAAAGATCACGTAGAACTTTTTTTCCTGTTCTCTCGGCTTGGGGTAAAGTTCGGCTATAACGATACAAGTCCATACTCATTAGTGGTGATCTTGCTTCTTTGGTAAATGCCATACTCATCCGGTCAATTCTAACGTTGTGGTAGTAAGGTAATTCTAACTGAGTGTCATAGATCCAGGTATCGGAGGTTTGGCTTCTGGTATATCCACCAAATAATTCGTCAGATCCATCTCCCGTTAGCACCATACGGTTCTGACATTGTTGAAATAATAGGTAATTTGGAATCAGACTACCATAATCCAATGGATGCTCATAATGTTGGACAGCATAAAATAAATCACTTGGTTCAAAATTATCTTCAATGTAATTGACAGGAATGTCGTATATTTGCTGTATTTGCTTTACAATCTCTGACTCTTGGTTTTCTATTGTAATAGCCTCAAAGTCTCTTGTATGAGCAAGTAAATGGTGTAATACGATGTTTGAATCTAAACCACCGGATAAAAATATTGAACAACCATCTATACGATTTTCCAATCGTCTTTTTACTGACCGGTCAATCATTGAATAAAGATCTTGACCAACCGGGTAGTCAAAGTAATCTAGCATTCTAATTCTGCTTGCTCTTTTGTTTCTTGGTTCATATTCGTAATATGCTCCCGGGATTGCTCTAAACACTTTTGTAAATGGGGTGTTCAAACTTCCAAATTGTTGTGGTGTATATTCAAGCAAAGAATAATCGTTCGGTAGGATTGGTTTTATTTCTGAAGCAATTCCAATCTCGGAATAGTAGAGTTGTTTCTTACCCATCCAATCCGTAAAGAACGAAACCTTACCAGATTTTTGAATATACGCTATTGACCAGAATCCGTCCCAATGAATGCTGTGCTCATAGAGACTATTTAGATTTTCACCACAGCGAATAAACAATTTTTGGAGATATTCTAAATCACTTTTAGAAGATGGGTCTAACTCATTATAGTTGAATATTTCACCATTGAATACCAAATAGCCAAAACGAAATGGAACTGGTTGCGAAAGATTAGTTCCAAAGGAAGACAACGGTAGTGATGAAAATTGAACTCTCCAATCGTTTATTTCAATTGTGGTATGTTCTGTTCCACGGTGGAACACATTACCGTTAGTAGGTTGTTTAGAAATTACAAATCCGCACATTTTTTTAGTTTTTGTTCAAGTGAATAAGCATCGCTGGAAAAGCAGTGAAAACTACCAATCCACATAGTTAGAGTACCAATTTCAATGCCAAGTTTATCTGCGACATATTTTGCTAGTCGTTGAGCCATATAAACATCATTTCTAAAATGTCTTCTAGCATCACAACTACGAATAAGGTAGGTCATATCTAATTTACCGTCATTTACCTTGAACCAATAACCCAAGGTGCAAGGAACTCTTTGTTGATGATTACTTTGGTCTTCCGGATGCCAAATACCTAGATATGCTTGTCTGGAAGTTGGATCCGTAATTAGTCGCATAATAATGTCGGACAAACCACCATTTGGAAATCTACCACATCCAGCGTCTGGATAAAATCTTTCTTGGTAGGTATGACTAAATAAACCATCAGCACGAAATCTGTTGTCATCTTTACCGTGCTGGTAATACGGCCAGTTCTTCCATTCTCTGCCAGGATTTCTTGCTTCGGGATCATTTGCTATACGTTCTTGGAAATGATCTTCAGACCAAGGTAAATCACAGCCAGTTTGTAATCCAAGGTCAGTAGGATTGGATACCATTTCCATTGACAAGAAAATGTTAGTTAGTTCTAACATTTCCTGATTCACCTCTTGTGCTTGCCATTTATTACTTACAACCTTTCGTTGGTTGTAAAGCAAAATACGAATAGCATTATTTACTGCTTGATTGGTCGTCAAAGGTAATGTCATCACTCTCTACTTTGATATTTTCCATAAAGTTATTCAATCCGCCCAGATAAGCAACACAATCCAAAAGGTTGTCTTCTTTGTGTGCCCAAGATTCACGTGCCAACTTTAGAGCAATCTGGAAATAGTAAATGTCTTGAACGGTAATCTCTTTGTTAGATAATACCGAAGCAATCACACTTGCTCTACGATTGGTCTCGGACATCGGTCCGTATTGTCGTTCTTTTTCTTCAGAACGATGATTTATTATTTGATTTGCTTGTTCTAGAATGTTTCCCATCTCTCTCTTTTATTTACAATAAATATATGACATATTCCAAAAAAATAAATGCCTTACCTAAACTTTTCTTGATGTCGTTCTTCAAATTGTTTCCATACCGGCTTATCACCTTGAGTGTTATATCCAAGATCCTTTAGTATTTCCTGACAAAGCAAATTCTGGGTGTCAGCCCAAGTTACCGCCGATGGGTCTTTTTTTGGTCTGGTTAGACTTCTAGTTTTTTTACATCGGTAGTCAAGACCAGTGTTAGAATTTTTGTTTTTACCAAATTGTTCTACTGGATGGTAATCTTCGTGAAAATTACACCAAGCAAATTCTTCCCCATCTTTACGAATAAGTCGTTCAATGGATCTGTCAATTGTTCTGGTTTGTTTATTCAAGATTGCCATTTTTCAAATATGTGTAATATAGATACTCTCCAGTTATTGGATCCGCTGGTTCTACTTCTGCCCAACGTTCTCGGCGAATAATATGCTTTGTTCCATCTTTACTCATCCCAAACATATCGGCTAAATCCTGATATGCCCATCCTTTAGTTCTAAGGTAACGCATTAGCATTACACCTTTTTTAGTCATTTTCTGCTTGCCCATTTAGATTGTGTTTTTTTTCAAATTGTTTATAGACTGGTTCTTTACCTGGTCCAAACTCATAACCCAAACTCTCCAGGAGTTTTTGGGTCTCATAAAAATCGTCATCTTGAATTGGTTGAAGTTTTAGATATTCCATTTCAGGGTCGTAAGGTTCTACTGAATTTTTTTTGTAGTGGTGCTTACACTTTGTTTGAATACCAAATCCTCCTGCCTTGCTTTTATAGAACTCTGATTCAGGCAAATACTTTCCGCAGATTCTACAAAAATATACCCAACCTTCTTCACTGAGCATTCTCCTTCTCAAGTTAGTGTTTATGATGTCTTGTCCCATTCTATTGTAAATATAAATAAAATTACTCAAATAATAAATACCAAAGGTTTATTTTTTTTGGTTATTTGTTATTGTATTTATTACAAAAAGAAACGGCAGTCATTTTATCCGGCCACTCTCTCTCCCGGATGTTTATCTGTCCAGTCATATATTGCCATCTTCTTTCCCCATTCCGTGATGGGGTTTTCTTTTTAGACTAAATCCGATATATTTATAGTAGTTATGAAACCGACGATTTTACGTAGGTATTTCAAGAAGAGTAAAGAAAAGCAGGAAGAAATCTATTCTCAAGCATTCTTTGAAATAATTGAATACCAGACACAATCCGGATTAGCAATTCCAGTTATTAGACAACAATTGGAAGAGTTAGAATCTTTAGCGTGTAGAAAGGAAAATTATGAATTGGCGGAAATAGTAAAAAAACTAAACGATGAACTCAAAACTTTAGTTCCTAATGGGATGTAATTGTAAAGGTAGGAAACAAATACTGAATAATCTAAATTCGGTAGATCATCTAAAAATAGCCAAGGATGTTTATACACGTATCATCCAACCAAAACAATTTGAAGAATTGGATGAATATGATTGGATTGAAATCTACCAAGCGTATAATGCTGTGTGGCCGATGTCAAGTCAAGTCCCATCTCAGCGTGATGCTTATGACAAAGTTATTCAAGCAGTAGAACTAATGAAAGTAAAATACAAAACTCACTATGGCACGGTCTAATAGAAATGTTCCACCAGATTTTGAAAGTGTGATGATACGAAGCGGAAAAGAAGGAAAACATATCACAGACTTCCTAATAGAACTTGGACTAAATTGGGAACAACATACGAAGCAATTAGAGGTGAATAAGAAGTATAAAGATACATTCCAAGCGTATCAAAAACATTGTGAAGAGTATTGGTTCAATTTAGCACACAAAGCAATGACCGAAAAAGATGGACAAGGATTCAACACTCGGTTATGGTCTCTGATTATGAGAAACAAGTTTCAGCATTGGACAGAATCTACCAACGTAGATCTTACCACCCAAGGACAGAAGATTTCGTCCGAACCAATTCAAATCGAAATTATCAAAAATAAATTGTTGGAGTAATTTTACTTTTCATTTTTTTTTTGTATCTATTACAAGTCAGAGGACGGGAATAAGTTCTACGGTGGCTCTGATAAACATACCACACTACCACGGGAAATTGACAAAGTGTAATCTTGGCTGTAAAGGAAGGAAAGATGTCAATCGGACTGATAAGAGTTCGTAAAGTTGCTTCCAAGTTTAGAGACTTATCTAGTCTAAACCGATCTCATTCTAGACTAAAGATTGAGTAGGCAGATAACCAGAATCTAATGATTTTGGTAAGGCTTACTCTGTCTCTCCCTATTCTAGGACTAAAGAATAACTACTAAGAACTACTTATTACTTTACTAAGAACTACTAAGAATAATTAGATTTATTCATTTTACTTTTCTCATTACTCCTATTATATTTATTCAGTAAATTACAATACAATGAAGAGAGGAAGAAGAGTAAAAGATCCTACCACATTTAGACCTGATTGGAAAGAAATAATGTTGGAGGCAGGAAGGAAAGGAAAACCTTATAGTTATTTCCAAGATAGAATTGGAATTGGACATACCCATCACCACAGACTTGTAAAAAGAAATGAAGAATACCGATTGGCTTTTGAGGAGTATTTGGTACTTCACGAGAATTGGTGGTTGGATCAAGCAAAGAAGATGATTGAAAAAGATGGTGGTGAAACTTTTGATACCAGATTATTTGTTTTGATGATGGGTAATAAACATAGAAAAACTTGGAAAAGAAATGAAAACTTGTAGTTTGTGTAAAGAAGAAAAAGAAGAAACAGAATTCTATTTTGTAGATAAGGAAAGAAATCTAAGACACGCTAGATGTAAAGGTTGTTTCAAGAAGAAGCAGTATGACTATTACAATAAAGAGCGTGAACTTATCCTACTAAAATACAGAATGAAGTATTATGAAATCGCTAAAAAAATAAGAGAGAATGAAACTAACTAATGAATTTGAGCCAATAAGAAATTGGGCAAGAGAGAGAAATCTTTATGAATCAGGAAATCCTAAAACACAGTTTGTAAAACTCGGAGAAGAGTTCGGAGAATTGGCTAAGGCAATTCTCAAGAACGATGAGATTGAAATCCAAGATGCCATTGGAGATATGGTTGTGGTGTTGGTCAACCTTGCTCATTTATCTGGATACAAAATCGAAGCGTGTATAAATGATTCCTACGAGGTGATAAAGAACCGAAAAGGAAAAATGGAAAATAACACTTTTGTAAAAGAATGAGATGGAAGCAGATTGGGATGAGCAAGTATTACATAAGTGATGCTGGACTTGTTAGAAATCATAAAGGTCATCTTCTAAGGCAGAGATTACACAAATATGGATACTACGATGTTATTCTAACCATTGGTGGAAAGAAAAACAGATACACGGTTCATCGTCTGGTTGCTTCATACTTCATACCCAATCCGGAACTAAAACCTCAGGTCAATCATATTGACTTGGATAAACAGAATAACCATTTCAGCAATTTGGAATGGGTGACAGAAAAAGAAAATATTTCTCACTACATTGAAAATACAAACAACAATAGTATTTGACCATATCCAAAAAGCAAAGGAAGAAAACAAAAGAATTGTTGTAGCACAAGGTGGAGCAAGATCTGGTAAGACATTCAATATTCTAATTTGGTGGATCCAGAAATTACTTCAAGAAGAAAATAAAACATTGTCAATAGTTAGGAAGACATTACCCAGTCTAAAGAATTCGGTACTAAAAGATCTAATAACGGTATTGGAAATGTTTGGACAATATGATCCAAGGAAATTACATAAGCAAGAAGGTTATTACTCACTAGGAACAAATACAATAAATTGGTTCAGTATAGATGAACCACAGAAATTGCGTGGTAGTAAAAGAAATTATCTGTATTGTAATGAAGCAAATGAACTAAGATTGGAAGATTGGAATCAACTAATATTTAGAACAAGCGAAGATGTAATATTAGATTTGAATCCAAGTGAATTGTCAAGTTGGGTATATGACTTAGAAAAAAGAGATGATTGCTATTATTTCAAGACAACGTGGCAGGATAATCCTTTTATTGAACAAAGCATTGTTGATGAACTAAAATCCTTACAATTCAAGGATGACAACCTCTATAGAATCTATACGCTAGGAGAACGTGGTATAGCAACAACACTGGTATTCAACCGGTTTTATACCGTGGAACGTATCCCAGACCACGCCAAGTTATTAGGTTATGGGGCAGACTTCGGGTATAATGATCCCAATACTTTGGTTGCTGTTTATCAAAACGGCGATGAACTATATCTAAAAGAATTGGTATATTCAAGAGGAACAACAATACAAGATTTTATTGAAAAGATAAGTCAATCAAATATAGATAAGACAGATACAATATGGTGTGATTCATCTCAACCACAAAGTATAGAAGAGATGAGAAGAAATAAAATAAATGCAAAGCCAGTGAATAAGAAGTCAATACTTCACGGAATAGATCTAATGAAACGATATAGGGTATTTATTCACGATGGAAGTAAAAACATTCTAAATGAGTTTCAATCTTACAAATGGAAAAGCGATAAGGACGGTAATCTCTTGGATGCTCCTGAAGATAAAGATAACCACGCTATCGATGCTATTAGATATGTTGTTGAATCTACGCTGGGTAATAAACCGAAAAAATTCGTTGTGATATGATAAAGGTAAGTCTGGGAGACCGAGACATAATGCTTGATGAAGAACTAAGCATTAGTAAGTTCCAAGAAATAAGAAAAAATGAAATCAAATATTCTAAGCCAGAAAACCTGCTTAGTTTATTTCTAGATATTCCGGTAGAAGAACTACAAATGTATGACCGTGACAACCTTAGGTTCGTGGAATCTTATTTATCTTCCACAATGGTAGATTACAAAAATCCGGTGGAACTGATTGACCGATTTTGGTTCAAAGATGTTGAGTATGGTAGGGTAAATGATTTCAACAAAATAAAATGGGGTGAGTGGGTCGATATGGAAATACATTCACAACCTGATGTAATACAAGATTCAATACACGTACTGCTTGCACTAATGTACCGACCAATAATTGGTGAAAGTAAAAAAGGATATATTCTGGAAGAGTATAATCCAGCAACAACATTAGAACGTGCTGAACTATTCAAGGATGCTCCGGTAAGATATTGGATTGGAGTTGCTAATTTTTTTTTGCTCATCGCACTGTCATACACCACAAGTATAAGTCGTTCTTTGACTATGAAGATGAAGATACTCAAACTGACAATGCCGATCCTGAGGATACTCCCAAGATGGCTCCGTCCCAAGCAACTGCGAGATTTTATTTCAATCTAACATATCAACTGGCACAAAAGGATATAACAAAGTTTGAGACAATAGATAAATCATCAGTGTATTTATGCTTGAATACAGCATCACTAATAAAGGATCAGATTATTCAAGAAAAGAATGAACTACAAAAAATGAAAAGTCAAACCAAAACAAGATGAATGAATATGTAACGTATTGGAAAATATTGGATATTATTGAGCAGTTCCAAAAAGACAGCAAACAATTGTTTTCATTCGGTTATGGCAACTTGGTAGATTTCGGACAAACGGTATCTGGGAACACTCCAGCATACCCATTGGTCTTTGTTGTACCTCAGTCAATTACCTATGACGAGAATACAACTACCTACCAACTAAGTATATTATTTGCTGACATTCTAAACACGGACTTATCCAACGAAAAAGCAATCGTTAGTAATATGTCCTTACAAGCCAGAAGGTTTGTCTCATATATCAAAAGAGGAATAAGAACGTTTCCGGATATGTATGACAACCTGGATATACAAACCCCAATTACTGCTATTCCATTCCAAGAAAGATTTGGAGATCACGTGGCAGGTGTGGCAATGGATGCCAACCTAATTATCCTTGAGGATATGAATGCTTGTGATTACTATATTGACTTGGAAGATTATCTAATTCTCTATGAGGATGCGGATATTATGACCAGCCAATCTAATCGTGGAATAGAGCAACAAAACTAAACAAAACAAATACCAACTATGGCAAACTTGAAAATCTCCCAACTACCAACCTTTACAGGAAGTCCAGACAATACCTGGTTGGTAGTAAATAACACCGGTGAGACGGTGACATACAAAATAAATCGTGAAGACTTCCTTACCGGAGGTGGAGCAGGAACTTCGGGAACTAGTGGTAGTTCTGGCACTTCTGGTTCATCCGGTACGAGTGGTAGTTCTGGCACCAGTGGAAGCAGTGGAACGTCAGGCAGTTCTGGTACCTCAGGTTCTTCAGGCACATCGGGTTCATCCGGTATAAATGGAACTAGTGGTAGTTCAGGAACAAGTGGTAGTTCTGGTGTAAGTGGAACCTCAGGTTCTTCAGGCACGTCAGGCAGTTCTGGAACGTCCGGATCTTCAGGCACGAGTGGTAGTTCAGGTGCTTCGGGATCAAGTGGAACGTCAGGTAGTTCTGGTACCTCAGGATCTTCAGGAACCAGTGGTGATGCATTCTTTGTTGAGTCAAACACTTTAGGTGGTAATTCATTTGTCAATGATTGGTATTTGACTACAGATACAAATGGTGATTACCAATTTATTTTAGGAGGAACATCAAACGCAATTACAGCATCCTCAGACAGATTGGCTATTATCAACTCTCAAGGTTCAACAATAAACACTGGCACGGTCGGCGATACAAGAACCATCGTTGGAGCAAAAAACTCACAGGTTAGAGGTGATGGTGTCGCAACGGGTGTTTATGGTGGTAGTAATAATACCCTTTACGCAGGTGATAACTCCAACATTTATGGTGGAACTAACAACCAAATTACCGGTGGTCAAAACCAAATTATCGTTGGTGGTAATAACAACCAAATACAAAATGGTGGTTCTAACTTTATTGGTGGTAGTGAATCTAATAATATTGGTGCGGGATTCAAGGTGGGTGTTCTTGGTGCAGAAGCAACTCAAGTAAATGGAGACCAAAGATTTTTATTTGTGGGTGCGTCATACGCATCACAGTTCCAAAACCCAGGACAACAAAATGCTATTATCGCATCAGCATCCGCACAAATGACGGGTGGAAACTACCTTTACCGTTCAGGTCTTATTGGTACTGATAATAGTAATATTCAAACTACTGGAGACAATGGTAT